TTGCACTTTCTTTGAAGCTTTTTACGTTTCCCAAATTACTAACTTGGTATAATCCCTCATAACCTTTGACATCTTTCCAAATTTCTCGCATCTTATTCTCATTTACGTATATATGTATATACGTATATTTTAACATATTTTCATATTTACGTCTATACGTATTTATGGTATATTTATCTCAGGAGGTGCATTATGAACAAAGTTAAATTTACAACAACCATTGATCAAGAGTTATTGGAAAAATTAAAAATCGCTGCCATCAAGGAAAAATGCTCTGCTTCATTTATTTTGGAAAAACTTATAAGAGAATATCTTAGCAACAAGGAAGGCAACTAGCCTTTCTTTTTTGCTGTTTTATATCTCTTCGCCGCTCCTCTGGCTTTTGCGGCGTTCTGGCGATTCCACTTCGCTATCATGAGCCGGTCTTGCAGTTCCCTCAGGTCGTTCTGCTTACAGTAATCTTTGTATGCGGCATTTTGTTTCTGCAAAAGATAAGACTTCCGATCAAGGTCTTGTTGGAGCACAAATCTTGTCTGTTCGTCCTTGCAGTTGTCAACCGCCGCTTGCAGTCCAAGAACTTCACGCTTCGTTTTGCGGATTCTCCGCTCATAAGCACGTTGACGCTGTTCCTTTTCGTACTGCTTACCTTTGTCGGATTTGTCCTGTGCTGATAGTTCTGCATAAGGATTCGGCATTCCTTCCGCCCAAACCGAAAAATGATGTCTGCAATTTACTCCGCATATTCCATCAGCTTCGCCATAATGACAATTTTCAATAAAATCTGGATATTGGCTCGATTTTTGCTCCAGCATTCTACGATATTCTGGTGTATCTCGTTCCTGAAAGAACTCCGGCTTAATTTCTTTTAATTTTTCCCAGTCTATAGAAAACGCCTGCCCTTGCCATACTTCATGGCTTGGGCGACTTCCTATATGTGCCGATGTCAGCACTAAACCGTATCCCATTTCTTTCATTCTTGTCAACTGAATATCAGCACACGCCTGTGCCACGCCAGTTCTAACAGAACGTGCAACTGCTGTTTCGATTGTGTCTTTTCTGCCAGATGGATATGTGACGGTAACACCATCGCTCACAACGTTATTAACCGCCTCTTTAATGGCTTGTGTATATCCAACCGCCCCAGTCATCACATGATTATATGCAAGGTCGCATTGCTCGATATAGAGTCTCTGAGCGGCACTCGCGGTTGTTCTTGTGAAGTTCTTCCACTCACCCATGGTCGCAAGCATATTTCGCTCCATGAGTCTTATCATAGCTGGGGACTGCTCAAGCGGTACAGGGCTTAATCCTGCCGCCTTGTATACCTTATCATCATAGTTCATTGCAGTGATTCCGGCATCTTCAAACGCTTCAAGAAGCTCCTGCTGTTCACGTTTGGTGTATTTGGATAATTCCGTTAGAATGTCCTCTAACAGTTCACCAGATTCCTGCAGTGTTCTGATTCTCCACGCATCGGCATTGGTCAGAATATAGTCCTCACCCCTGCCGATTCTTGTCATCATTCTCGACACGATCTCAGAGATGATATACTGATGTAGTTCTTCGGCAATCTGTTCACTGCCCTCTGTTATCCGGCGTAAATATTCTGGGCTTAACATAACTATTCATCTCCAAACAGTTTTGGCTCGCCTGGTTCGGCTTCTTTGACCATTGCTACCGCCTCTTCTTTCGTCATTCCTTCAAACTTCACAAAATACAGCCATGCCGGAACCTTGCCAGTAGTCACATACTGCCACCATCTTGCACGGTCGTTTTCACGCACATACAGGATGTCTCCAAAATCATAATTGACTTCATAGGCTCCGACTGGTGCAAGCCCGTACAGGTCAGCGTAAACGTTCAGTGCATAAATAACTTCGTCCAGACAGGATTCCAGCTTGTCTCGAACATCCTTGATAAACTGCACTGTCCTCTGCTGTTCTGCTTCTACTCCTGTAGCCGTCTGAATGCCACTGGATTCGTTGAAAACAAAATACCCGTTGGAGAATCCAATCTTATACCCTAACTGGCTTAAAAGAGCATTTATACCACTTATACGGGTATCTGTATTGAGAGCTGGATTGATTTCTTGATAGAATTCTTTCTCGTCCTGTCCGAATACATTCTTGACAAAGTGCGGTAATCTCATCTCATTGCGTCTGTTTTCCATGCCCTGTGGCGACATAGCTGCTACAGGTGTACCGCTCGGCATCAGCAGTCTATCATCTGCCAGAACTATCTTCTGAGAATCAAAAATTTCTCCGGTATTACGGCTGTATGCAATGTCAAGGTCTTTTAATTCTTCAATAGCTTCTGCAAAAATTGGAAGCCCCAATGGGGTGCTGATATCCACATTGTTCGCCTGTGGTGTCCGCAGTACTCCGTACAGAGGTCCGTCCAGTTTCTCACCGTTCGCCTTGAGAATCGGTGGTGTATCTGCCATGAGGTCAGCCCACTTGGTCTGTTTGAGGTCGATTTTATCGCCGATGCTCTGGGGGGATTTTGAAACATAAGCTCTGTTGGAAACGTAGTACGGATAGGTCGTCGCTCCATCTATTGTAGTCTCAACAAAACGATGATATTCAAGCCGTGTATAATATTTCCGTCCAACAGTATAAGAATCTTTGAATATAATCCCTTTAATCTCCTGATTGTCATAATCTACAATCATCACATCTGCCGGAGTGAATACGTCAAGGCTCTCCCCATTCGGCTTGATGAATACCGTTCCATAAGCGCAGCCATATTCTACCCAGTGCCGAATCTGGAAATATACCTTGTCAATCTGCTCCTGTAACCACGTAGCCCTTGCAGAACCGTCGATTTGGATGCCGATTGCCAATGTTGCGAGCCGGGCTGTTTCTGAGCAGACAGATTTCGCGAAATTGATCGTCTTGATATTATTCTTATCATCTAGCCACTCTGGTATGCCCCTGTATATGTTCGCACACCGGTTAATCAGTGCTTCCATCTCCGGGAATTCTGCTGCCTGGATATTAAAGTCCTCTTCGGCTTGTTTTTTGAATATCATGTTAAACCACCTTTTTAGTGTTGTTATAAGTCCCATTTAGTCACCATTTTTCTTTTAGCTGATTTATTGGCGTTCCGGCAACTCCGGCACTCTCTCCGCTATCTGTTGCTTTGAAAAACGCATTCGGAATCTGTGGATACATAAACTCAAACATGAGATAATTTGCTGCATCGCAAAGATATTCTGTATTTCCAGTTTCTTTATATTTTTTAATGCACATATCGTGCGATTCAAGCGCATCTACTAATTTCATCCCGAAGTTGTCTGCTGCTGTGCCATATTTGTAAAAGCTGACTTCTACTCGATTTTGACGTAATTTGTCAAATCTGTCTGAATACTCTTTCGGTAGTTCTGTTCCTATTCTACTCATTATGCACTATTCCCCCTCCTTTTCCATAGTGATTCTGTTGCATACCTACAGGCATCGACTAAATGATTGTTTTCATCAGGATATCCGCTTATAACGTTTCCATCTTTATCTCTTTCGTATTCGTACTCTGAAAACTCTTTATAAGCGTTAGGCGTTCTTTTAGGGTCAATAACGATAGTCCTTGTCTGAAGCCATTTCATAGAATATTCCACACTTCCAGGACCTTTTATCGCACCTCTTGCTGGAAGCCCAAAGTCTCTATAATCATTGATTGATTTAGGTTCAGCAGAATCACAAGTAATAGTATAATCATCGTATTTTCTGTTCAAAATCTCATCTGCTGATTTCCTATTACTCCATTTATTTTCGTAAATTTCATCAATGAGATATATCTTTTCAGTGTTATGATTGTAATACAAACGAATAAAAGCATACGGATCAGGGAAAAATCCCCAGTCACACCCCTGAAATATTTTGTCCATGCGACTGATCTCTTCGTCTGTGATATCCCTAATCTCCAAATATTCAAATACGTTTCCACCGTCACCATTTGGGACACCTAGGTACTCATGCTCATAGGCTTCTGGGCGAATCTGTTTGAGATGTTCGGCATCGTCAAAAAACTGTTGTCCAAGCCATTCCTTTGGAACCGTTCTGTAATCAGAAGAATGAACATATCTGTCGTCTCTCTGGATTAATACTTCCTCATTCATGAAGTTATGTCTTGTTTTTGGTGGGTTGAATGACATAAAAGTCCAGTAGTCTTTTCCACCTCGCATTGATGACTGCAAGATGCTTCGTACTTCTTCCATTCCGGTAAAAGTATCACATTCTTCCAGCCATGCAAAAGCAAAGTATCCGAATGGAGCTTTTAACGACTTTAATTTCATTCTGTCATCAACGCCACGAAACATTATAGTCTGCCCAGTTGGTATGTATGTTATTTTCATTGGGCTGACAGTACATTTAAAATCGCCATCAAGGTGTAGTGCTGATATAGCAAATTGCATCTGTGAAAAAACGCTATCTCTTAATGTGTTCGCTGTTTTTCTGAATATGATACAATGCTTATCTCTATTCTCTTTTCTTGTCATTAGCAATATAATGACAATGCTCACGAAAGAAGACTTGCAGCTTCCACGCCCACCTTTGAATACATAATAAGTATGTTTGTGTTCTAAAATATCTCTTAGCACATTATCAAAATTATACGGAAATAAATCATCTGCGGATATTTTCATACTGCTTCATATCTCCAAACATATCCATAGGCTGTGGGACGCCCGCCAGAACAGCATCGAGAAATAGCACTATTCTTATAGCCTAATGTTCGCTCCACGTCCATAGTGCAGTCCCATGTTTTTATTATTTTGCCACTGTACCTGTCTATCTGGTTAACCCTTTTAGCTGAAACGCTTTTGCTACCTCTATGGGAATCGCCAATTCTTCTTTTAGTCTCGTCTGAAAGTTTTCTTCCGGTTTGAGTTATCGCTCTTTTGGCTACAACTTCTTTTGTGTGCAACCTATCACCAAAACGAAGCTGTGTTGCTGTCTTACTCATTTTCTTCTTTGTACGAGTGCAGCGCTTCTTTCCGAAATTTCCACCACTGTCAAAATTAAATCCGTACTTTTCTTCATTGCTTCGATGTTCTGCAATGCTTTTTCGTTCAATTAATTCGGCTTCTTCTTTGGTGAGATTATCGGATATAATTTCATGTTTAATCCCTTCCCAACCATATTTTTTTATAATTTTGAAGAAATCATCGTTTCCGTAATACCCGCTGTCCCACCTTGCTTTTACTGTTTTGCAAGTCATTCCTATATATACTCTGCCATCAGGCACAGTATGTTTATATACTCTATATTTTCTCTCCGTTTCTGGTAAGTTCAATTACTATACCCTCCTCTTTTTCTTCTTTCATTTCCGGTTCCGGGTTATCTCTCCATTTATCACGTTTTCTGTTTTTTAACCAGAATATTTGAGCCGTGGTATTCCCCTCAAGAGCATTTTTGAAAAGTGCATTTTCTACTAAGTAATCAGCTATTTCTTTCCCTTCTTTTAGGGACTCCGAAATCTCCGAATATTTCTTTTTCCATTCATATAATGTCGATGTGGAAATGCACATATTTTTTGCGATCTGCTCGTCAGTTAAACCATCTCTAGCCCAACCTTGTAAAAGCACTTGACCTTCTTGAGAAAGCCAATATTCGTACTTTCCTGCCATATTAACCTTCTCACCTCCAGACATAAAACGCCCTAGCATAGTTATAGTTATATATACTATAATACCATACTAGG